GCGCACGCTCATCAAAGAAGAGATACGCTTGTATGAAGTAGAGCGATTTAGTAGAGGTGGAAACCAACTACTCTCGCCGAATGTTGTAGACAAGGGAACAACGAAGATCAATAAAGACGACGAAGACGACGAAGATCAAGAAGAACAAGAGATAGAGTGTGACACCAGTGAGATGTCTGGAGTAGGTGCGGTTGCGGGAGTGATCCTACCTGTCGGTATGTCTCCGAGTGTTCCCACGCAAAGGACAAAGAAGTAAAATAGTTGTATCACTGCATAGAGCAGTGTACTGTAGTAGTGACCTCCTGATATGAGGTATTGCAAGAAAGAAGGAATGAAACATGGCAATCAACATCGACGCAATTAGACGCAAGGTAGAGCAATTGAAGAACTCGTCCTTCAACAGGACATGGTATCCAAAGGACATGGGAACGTATCAAGTACGTGTTGTCCCGTGGCCTGATGAGCTCCTTGAAGAGGGACTTCCTTTCATTGAGCGTTTTATGTATCGTCTTGATCGTGAGCAGTTCTTCGCTCCTCGTCAGTTTGACAAACCAGATCCAATCAATGAGATGATCAACAAACTTCAGAGGTCAAAGAAGCCTGAAGACAAGGAACTCGCGAAGAAGCTGTATCCCAAGCTCCACGGTTTCATTGCGATTATTGTACGTGGTGAGGAAGATAAGGGTGTCCAGCTGTGGGATGTCAACAAGTTTATCTATGAACGTCTGAATGGGTTCTTCCTTGATGCTGAGATTGATGAAGATTGGACTGACCCTGTGAATGGATATGACCTCAAGATTGAGGTGTCTGCCTCTGGCAAGTTCTTCAACAATAAGCCTGTCAAGGATGTCCTGGTGACAGTGTCACGTAAGTCAACTCCTCTGTCAACAGACAAGGAACTGATGAAGAAGTGGCTGGCGAATATGCCAGACATCAATGAGTACTTTCCACCCAAGTCTGAAGCTGAGATCACAAAGATCTTGGACAGGTGGCTCGCGACAGGTTCGACAGAGGATGTGACAAGTGATGGTATCTCACGCGGAGCCAGCGCATCAGAGGCTCTTGATGCTCTTGCTGATGAAGTCAAGGAACCTGCGAAGAGAGTGAAGAAGAAGGCTGCAACACCAGATCCTGATGAGGATGATGTAGACCTGGGTGAGAAGGTGAAGGACGATCTCGACGCAGCATTTGATGATCTTGTTGGTTGATCGATAACTTGCGAGATGATCTCGGGCACACTGATGTGTGCCCGAGCTGTATCTTGTGTTGTATTGTCTTGTAGGAGGATTCATGGCAGCAAAGAAGAAGATCACAGATGATAAGCCAGAGCGCAGTATTGATGACGATGACATCACTAGTACTCTTGTCAAGGAGATCAATAAAGAGTTTGACACACGAGTTGCGTACAACCTCGCTGAAGCTTCAGCTCCAACGATTGTGAAGAGGTGGATCTCAACAGGATCAACGCTCCTTGACTATGCAATCGCAAATAAGCCTGGTGGAGGTGTGCCAGAAGGCAGGATCATTGAGCTCGCAGGTCTTCCAAGCACTGGGAAGTCTCACATTGCGTACGAGACAGCGAAGGTTGTCCAACGAATGGGTGGGATTGTTGTGTATGTTGACACCGAGTGTGCGACCAGTGTTGATAAGCTCCACCAGATGGGGCTCGACGTGCGCAAACGTTTCATCTATGTCGATACACACTGCACTGAGGAAGTCTTCTCTGTGATTGAGAGCACGATCACAAAGGCAAAGACTGTCCTTGCGAAGGACCTACCCATCCTTGTTGTGTGGGACTCGATCGCAGCGACATCTCCAAAGGCAGAGTTGGAGGGTGAGTATGAGGACAATACGATGGGGCTTCAAGCAAGAGTCCTGTCGAAGGGCTTTCGTAAGCTCACGGGTGTGATCGGCAAGAACAATGTCACTCTCTTGTGCATTAATCAACTCCGAGAGAAGCTTGGTGGGTATGGCGGAGATCCATATGTCTCTCCCGGTGGGAAAGCACTCCCGTTCCATGCATCTGTTAGGATTCGTCTGACAGGAGAGGGTTCTCAACTCAAGGACAAGAATGGGAATATCATTGGGATCAGAGTCCCGCTGAACATCATCAAGAACAAGGTCGCTGCACCTTTCCGCAAGGTTAGCCTTGAGATCAGGTTTGGCAAGGGTGTGTTTGAGGATGAGTCACTGTTGGATGAACTGATCGAGTGGTGTGTCATCAATAAGGGTGTCACTGCGGGTGACAAAGTGATCTCGATCATTGGCAAGGGTGCAGCATGGAAGAAGCTTCTTGTCACTAGCACAGACGGTGAGGTCCTAATTGAGAAGTCTTTCACAAAGAATAATTTCGGTGAGCTACGTGCAGATCCTGCATACAATGAGCTCCTTGAGGTCCTTGTGAGAGAGGCACTCGTGACTGTGTATGGTGATGTACCGATTGATGGGGGTGTGTCTCCAAAGACTGACGATGAAGAGGGTGATGACACATGATCAAGTTCTACTGTGAGAAGGATGCGACTCCCCCAATGAGAGCAACACAGGGATCTGCAGGATATGACCTGTGCACTCTGAGAGACACTTTCATCAAGAGTGATGGAGTCAACATGGTTCACACGGGAGTGCATGTCGAGGTCCCTGAAGGGCATGTAGGGTTGCTCTGCATCAGGAGTGGTATCGCATCTAAGCATGGGCTGTCACTTGTCAATGGGACTGGTGTGATTGACTCTGACTATCGTGGTGAGATCATTGCTGCAGTGATAGCAAAGACAACTCCCACGTTTCTATTTGGTGCTGGGACACGATTCTGTCAACTCGTCATTGTCCCATGTGTCCAACAGGATGTGCAAGTTGTGAGTTCACTTGAGGACCTCCTGAAGACAGATCGCGACACGGGTGGGTTTGGGTCAACCGGAAAGTGACAGGATGAGTGATAGGACAAACTTGATCTGTGATCTATCAAACATGTTCATTAGAGCATGGAGCGCATACCCATCAATGAGTGTTAGGACAGGAACTCAGACAGGGGGTGTTGTCGGAACGTTGAAGACGCTTGGTCGTCTCACACGTGAGTTGGGACCGAAGCAGATCTATGTTGTGTGGGAGAGTGGTGGGAGTGCTCAACGCAGGAAGATCTTCCCTGAGTATAAGCTCGGTCGCCGTCCAGAGAAGTTGAATCGCTTCTATGAGGATGACATCCCCGACACAGATGAGAATAGACGACACCAGATGCTCGTGCTTGTCACAGCGATGAAGTGCTTGCCAGTGTGCCAACTGTATGTTCCCGACTGCGAAGCTGATGATGTGATTGCCTACCTCTGCAAGTCTCGTCTCAAGGATGAGAACAAGGTGATCGTGTCTAATGATCGGGACATGTACCAGTTCCTTGATGAAAAGACGACGATCTATAACCTCCACAAGAAGTCAATCGTCACAGAGTCTCATGTGTTAGATGAGTTTCGCATCTTGTCTAGTAATTTTGCGCTTGCAAAGTGTATCATCGGTGACCCGAGCGATAACATACCAGGCATCAAGGGTGTAGGATACAAGACACTTGTGAAGAATATTCCACTCGTTAGTGCAGAACGTGATGTTCATCTTAGTGATGTGATTGCATTCTGTGAGGCTCATCGAGATGAGAACAAGGTGTGCAGGAAGATTGCAGAGGGTTCTGAGGTCCTTAAGAGGAATTGGAAGTTGATCTACCTTGATGCATCAACACTATCATCGTACCAGGCCCAGAAGGTTGAAGGCAGGATTGATTCATTCGTGCCGAGAGTAGATAGACATGAGTTGATGAAGCTACTGAACAAAGAGGGTATTGTTGATGTCGATGTAGCAGGTTTGGTGTATTCACTGAACTGCATTGAGGGCCTTGGAGGAGAACATTGATGACAAACAACGTGCAAGATGACACGGTGATTGGTGACAAGTGGATGCAGGAGAAGATCCTGCAGGCAATGCTTGTTGATGCGCGTTGGGCAGAGCAGATGCTAGAGGTGTTCAAGGTTGAGTACTTCGATCTACAGTACTTGAAGTTCCTAGCAGAGAAGTATGTCAACTACGCTCAGAAGTACAAGGTGTTTCCGAGCATGCAGATGCTCATCTCTATCATCAAGGATGACCTTAAGAATAGCAGTGACACTGCATTGAAAGAACAAGTTGTAGACTACCTCCAACGGATGAGAGCAACACCCAGTGTTGAAGACCTACCATACATCAAAGATAGGTCTCTCGACTTCTGCAGGAAGCAGGCACTCAAGGGTGCATTTGAGCAAGCAATCGACCTCATGTCGAATGAGAAGTACGAGAGTGTTGTTGAGGTTATCAAGAAAGCAGTGATCGTTGGGACAACTCCGTCCCTGGGTCATGAGTTCTTTCTTGACTATGATGCTCGTTTCACGACAGTGCAACGCAATGCAATCATGACCGGAGTTGATGAACTCGACGCTCGGTTGATCCTCAATGGGGGTCTCGGTTCAGGTGAACTTGGGATCATAATCGGATCCACTGGTGCTGGCAAGAGCCATTTTTTAACCATGTTGGGTGCGAATGCTCTTCGGCTGGGGAAGAATGTTGTGCACTACACTCTTGAGCTCTCAGAACTTCAGACAGCGATCAGGTATGACTCAAACTTGTGTGAGATCGATTCTACAGACATCATAGACAATAAACATGAAGTCATGAAGAAGTACACACAGATGGCACCTGACCTTGGTCGTCTGATTGTCAAGCAGTATCCAATGAATTTTGCGACAGTGTACACACTTCGTTCTCACTTAGAACGTTGCATCCTTCGTGGGATGAAACCTGACATGGTCATTATTGACTATGCTGATGTGATGCGTTCAACTCGTCAGTATGACTCACCACGTCATGAGCTTAAACTTGTGTATGAAGAACTTCGCTCACTAGCTGTTGAGCTCATGTTACCTGTGTGGAGCGCTTCACAGAGCAACAAGGACGGTGCGCAGAGTGAAGTCATTGATGTGACAAATATGAGTGAAGCATACGGTAAAGCTTTCGTGGCTGACGTCATCTTGTCAATCTCTCGCCGAGCCTTCGAGAAAGCTTCGGGCATCGGCCGCATCTTTGTCGCAAAGAATAGAGCAGGCAAAGATGGGTTGGTCTACCCGTGTAAGATAGATACTGCGAGGTCAAAGTTCACAGTCACAGGAGGAGCGACTCAACCAGATGACAGCTCAAAGCAGGATGATAGTGAAGTACGTCGAGCAATTAGGAAGAGACTTCTTGAACTTGATCGTGAGAATGAAGCACGAGTGAAGAGTGACATTATTAGTAAGAAGAATGGTGCAGAAGATGTCAGTGACAGTTGATGCAGAATGTGCTGTCATTTCGAGCATCATGATTGTAAATTTGACTGATCTTGTGGAGTGTAGTACTTTGCTGAGTGACCTGGCGAGCTAGTTACTAGAGCTCATGCGGAGAGACTTGATGATGAGATTCACACGTGATGAAGTTGTTGCTGCGACTCACGAGTACTTTGATGGAGATACGATCGCAAGAGACGTGTTCATCACAAAGTATGCATTGAAAGATGAAGAAGGTAACTTCGTAGAAAAGTCTCCTGCTCAAATGCATGCGAGGATAGCTCGTGAGCTTGCTAGGATAGAGCAGAAGTACGAGAATCCGATGAGTGTCCAAGAGATCTTCTGTCTACTCGCAGATGTGGACATTGATCTTGAAGATGCAATCAAGATGTCGTTGGATGAGCTTGTGGAACATGATGTCGGATTTGGTCCTGTCATCCCACAAGGAAGTCCACTCTCTGGCATCGGTAATACGTTTAGAGTCCAGAGCATCTCAAATTGCTTTGTGATTGAGTCTCCTTACGATTCGTACGGCGGGATCTTGAAGACAGATCAAGAGCAAGCACAGATCATGAAACGCAGAGGCGGAGTTGGATTTGATATCTCCTCCATTCGTCCACGAGGCCTCCCAACAAAGAATGCAGCTCACACCACTGATGGCATCGGTGTGTTCATGGAGAGGTACTCAAATACGTGCCGTGAGGTCGGTCAAGGTGGTCGGCGAGGTGCGTTAATGATAAGCATTGACTGCTTTCATCCTGAAGTTGAGACGTTCATCAACATTAAGCGTGATAAGGTGAAGATCACTGGTGCCAATGTTAGTGTGAAGATACATGATGAGTTCATGCAGGCTGTCATTGATGACAGTGACATCATCCTCCGTTGGCCAGTTGATGTGCCCCTTGAAGATGCTACGATCAGAGTGACTCGCCGCGCTCGTGATATCTGGGAGCAGATCGTGGATGCTGCATGGTTCTCTGCAGATCCTGGAGTGTTGTTTTGGGATCGAGTGATCCAGCGTTCTCCATCTGACTTGTATGCAAGTTATGGATATAAAACAACTTCTACGAACCCATGTGGAGAGTTGCCGTTAAATCCCGGTGATTCTTGTCGATTATTGACACTTGATGTACGACGTTTTGTGAGAGAACCCTGGACGTCAAATGCCAACTTTGACTATGATATGTTTGTTGATGTGGTTGTGAAAGCTCAGCGTTTCATGGATGATATCATTGACCTTGAAATCGAGTCAGTTGATAAGATCCTCGAGAAGATTGAGTCTGATCCAGAACCGCAAGCTGTGAAGGCAATAGAAGTTGATCTCTGGAGGAAGATCCGAGAAAATGCAGAGAACGGTCGTCGAACTGGTCTTGGTGTGACTGCGGTTGGTGATGCCATTGCGATGTTGGGTGAGAAGTATGGATCTGATCGATCAGTGGATATCATTGAGGAGATCTACAAACATCTTGCGATTGGTGCATATAGAAGCACAGTGAAGATGGCAGAGGAGAGAGGATCATTCTCTGTCTTTTCACATGAGCTTGAAGAGAAGAGCGAGTTCATCAATCAGATACTTGATGCTGATCCTCAGTTGAGAGGATCATATGCAAAGTATGGTCGCAGGAACATTGGGCTCCTGACAACAGCACCAGTTGGTTCCATTTCAATCATGTTGAAGTCGACAAGTGGTATTGAACCCGTGATCTCACTGGACTACAAGCGTCGTAGGAAGTTGACATCAGCTGACGCAGAAAAGAAACCAGACTACATTGATGACCTCGGCGATAAGTGGGAGATGTACACGGTCTATCATCATGGTCTGAAAGAGTGGATGACCACAACAGGAAATATTGATCCAAAGCAGTCACCCTACTGGAATGCAACTGCACATGATGTTGATTGGGAACAGGGAATCAAGATCCAAGCAGCAGCGCAGAGGTGGGTGTGTCACTCTATCTCTCGAACTGCGAATGTTCCCAAGAATGTGACTCACGATGAGATTGGCAAGATCTACATTGAGGCTTGGAAACAGGGGTGTAAGGGAATAACAGTCTATAGAGACCAATCAAAGTCAGGTGTCTTGATCACGAGTGATGATCGCCAGAGTTGGTTTGATGGCATACTTGACAGTGAGCTCGAACACGCAATCAAGTTGCATGATAAGCACTCAGGTGTCATGCCATCATCATACAGTAACACAATTCGAGATATGCATGAAGTCATCAGTCATCGGAGAGATCCTGGACCCAACGATGATGTCTCTGCATTGATGAACGGTGCGTCCATCATTCCAGCTCCAAAGAGGCCAAAGTCACTCAAGTGTGACATTCATAGGACAAAGGTGACGATCAACGGTCAAAGCGATACGTACCTTGTCCTTGTTGGGAAGGATGAGTCAAACACTCCGTATGAGATCTTCTGTGGATTGAGTAAGCACATTGATCTTCCGAAGAAGTACGCTGCCGGTTCAATTGTCAAGAACGGAAAGAAGAATGGAGTCACAACGTATAACCTTGAGATCCCTCTCGGCAATGATGAACACATCGTGTTGAACAACATCGTTGAGCAGTTTGACAATCCAGTCTTTGGTGCTTTCACTCGCACTCTCTCACTCACTCTTCGTCACAAGATCCCGGTGAACTTCATTGTCGAGCAACTTCAGAAGCGTGACAAGCATGATGACATCATGAGTTTCTCAAAAGCAATTGCGCGAGTGTTGAAGGAGTATATCCCAAACGGGACTCGATCTCACAGTGACAAGAATTGTCCCGAGTGTGGGTCAACCGAGACAGTGTACATTGAAGGTTGCGTGCAGTGTATGTCTTGTGGCTGGGGAAAGTGCTGATGCATCATAGTTAGCAACATGCGTCGTCTCATAAATGAGAGTGTGTTGCGGTCTATCATCAGAGATGTGATAGCAGAGATTGCAGTTAGTCCTGCTTTGTTTAAGGTGCCCATTCACAAGGGTCCCTTTACACCTGATCAGGGTTATGACATCACTGATGTTGCACAAAAAGATTATCTTGGTGATCTTAAGCATGCGATGCAACAGGCTGTTGCTCGTGCAATAAAGTCTCAGAGGATCTCAACATCACTCCGGACAGATGACAGATTGACAAGTGCACTCACAACGATTGCATCAAAGCTTGCAAATAGGTTCAACACGCAGTTGAAGAGAATTGCAGCACAGACACCCGGTGTTGGTGATGAAAGTCGGCATGATATTGATGATGATGTCTATGCATCGATTGAGTCATTTGTCCGTCCTCTGCAAGATCACATCATGAAGAAGTTGTCCATTGATGAGATACTTGAGATGATATCCGTTGATGCGTATGGACGTGATGCACAGAGGATCATGCGGGCTTTAGAAGCATACATGATGTCAGTGGTGAGAGATGCTTGGGATAGGATGGAGCATAAGGCAAATGAGATCAAGAAGGCATCACGAAAGGCTGCGTGAGTTGATCAGAGAAGAGGTGCTCCATGGCATCGCTGACTTCGAGGTTGAAGATGCTGTTGATCAGTTGATCTTTAGACTTGACAACCTTGTTGATCGTCACATCCAAGCACGTTTTGAGAGTGAAGCAGAGACATCATCACGTCGTCAAGAGTTCAGTGAAGCTCTCGTTGAGCTTCGGACAGAGATACTTGAAATCATAGAGTCGAAGTTCATCAGTGAGCTGAACGCAGGCATAGACACTGTTGTGTTGCACACTCCTCGTACTTGATGTACTATTGCATCCATGTTGAAGGCGTGTTGTGACTCTAAGAAGGGTGGTCAAGAGTGATCACGATCTCACTGGAAGGACCCGATGGTTGTGGTAAAGCAACTCAATCCTTGATGCTTAAGGAGTGGTTTCAAGCAAATCATCCTGAGTTGTATCCTGTTGCAGTGTTAGAGTTTCCCAATAAAGAGAATATCGCATATGCTTCCATCATCAAGATGTTACATGATGGTTCTGCATCAATGAGACCAGTACTCTTTCAGTTCTATCATTGGATCAACAAGTTTGGATTCGCAAGTGTGTTACACACTCATAATGTCCTTAAGTTTGTTGACCTCTCCACGAGTGTGATCATCCTTGATCGTTGGCGACTGTCGGGACTTGCGTATGGAGCAGCATCTGGTGTGCCAAAGAGACTCTCTGAGTTGATGTTTGCATGCATTCCTGATGCTGATCTCACGATCATCTTCCATGGTAAGCAACACAGGACTGAGGTGCGAGACATCCTAGAGAGTGATACAGATCTCCAGGACGCAGTCCAGCGTGAGTACTACACTCTTGCGACAGAGGAGTCAAAGAAACCAAGAGTCCTTGTGAGCACAGACGCATCACCAGAAGATGTTCACTCATGTGTTGTTGCCGTTATTAAGAAGCTCTTGCTCAAAAGTTGAGGAAATACATGTTGAAGTACACAGTGATTGTAGCTGATCCACCCTGGCGGTTTGATGACGAGCTCGTTGCAATGAAGAGGAATGTTAAACGTTCTGCATCATCTCAGTATGATGTGTTGACGATTGCTGACATTGCAGCGCTACCTGTTAGTACTCTTGCTGATCCGACATGCTCTCTACTCGTGTTATGGGTGCCGAGCTCTATGATACAGGATGGCCTCAATGTCATGCAATCTTGGGGGTACACATACAAACAGACATTCGTGTGGGTGAAGTTAAAGAAGGATGCGCTCCTCTGTGCTGACGCGAACGATGCCATGAGGATGGGAATGGGTCGAACATTCCGCCAGGCTCATGAGATTGCGTTGGTTGGGACCATCGGTCAGGTGTCCAAGAACCTCCAAGATCGAGCACAACGCTCTGTTCTCATAGAGGAACCGCTGGATGTTCTTTCGGACATAGAAGGGGAAACCCTCTTTGACCTGAACCTGAAGCACTCAAGGAAGCCTGATGGGCTGCAGGAAAGGTTGGAGAAGATGTTGCCAAACTCATCTCGTCTTGAGCTCTTCGCTCGTCGCCAGAGGTTGGGTTGGGACTGTGTTGGCAATGAGATTGACGGTCGTGACATCAGAGAAGTGTTACAGGAACTCATCATGCGTTAACTTTAAGATTGAAGTGGAGGCAAAGTGAATTACAAGTTTTCAGATGAGGTGTGGTGTCGGGTCGTGCAGATCATCCAAGAGGCAATGATTGTTGGCATTGATGTTGTCGACATGCTCAGGATGATTGAGGTGACAGCTGTTGAAGGCACGCTCACGCTTACCGAAGAGTACAAGGAGAATGTTGAGAAGATGCGCCAACGATGGCTCGAAGCCATTGAAGAGAAGAGAACAAATGTCGGAAACAAGATTGACTCAAACTGAGCTTGATTCACTGATTGTTGATCAGTCAATCCTAGTTGCTAGGATTGACATGACTCGTAAGGGTGGTGTCGAGAGGTTTGACAGAGAAGTAAAAGTCTTGAAAGCGTTGAAACAACTCAAAGACTTGACATCATCTAAGACACATGAGGACATGTGGGTGCAGCAACGTGAGTTCATGGACCTCATTGTTGCCGAACGCAACTTTCCTCAACATCCAGTTGATGTTACGTCAAAAGCTGGACAACAACTCATTGAGAAGATATCCTTTGATGTGATGAAGGAACTCTTTGAGGCGATCCAACACCTCAAGAACTCAAAGCAACACCGTATCACTCAGATCACAGAGTTCAATCGAGATGACTTCAAGGAAGAGATCGTTGATGCACTCCACTACTTCATTGAAGTCTGTATCCTCGCCGGTCTGACGCGACAAGAAGTTGAAGATGCTTACTTTAAGAAGGGCGAAAGAAACTTCGAACGTATTCGAAATGGTTACTGACTGTGTACATATGTTGTGTGTGTATTATCATTTTGTGCATAAAGGAGATATGTACTATGTTTGACATTCAACAACATTTTCCAAATACTTTTTTTGATTTTTTTGATTTTGATGCTAAGAATGTTAGTCATTGGATTCAAATTCCAGAAAATGATGACACTGTTCAACAAGTTGTTGAACTTCCAGGAGTTGCTCGTGAAGATTTAGATGTTAATGTTGATCAATATGCGGGTGTAATTCATTTGTGTGCAAAAAGACGTTGTCCATTAAGGGGTGAATATGAATATAAATATTCAATATCTTTACCTTCAAAGTTATGGGATCCAGAGACGTTAACGGCGCAATTGACAAATGGTATTCTTTTGCTGAAATTAAAACGTGCAAAGAACAAATCATTAATTAAAGTGACTGTTACTGAGTGAGATAGAATGGCTAAGAAGGTCAACCGTTTAGTTGACCTTTTTTTGTATGTACTCTCATGTGGGTGGTCTTATTATCCTTTCATGGCTCGACCAGTGTTGTTGTTTGATTGTGACGGAGTCTTGAGTGATTTCTCAAAGAAGTGTCTTGAGATTGTAAAAGAGTTAACGGGTGAAGAGTTCTCTCGTGAGGATGTAGTTGATACGTTTCACTTTGAGTATCTCCTGCGTGAGACTTGCATGGAATCGTCAATGCCAATCGTTCGTGACATCATAGACCACAGGATCAATACACCTGAGTTCTGCATGTCTCTTGCTCCAGTTGCAGGAGCGCGAGGAGTCCTTGACAGGTTGAGAGACATTGCAGATGTGTATGTTGTGACAACACTCCCATATAGGACATTTGAGTGGGCTCCTCATCGAGTGAGATGGCTTGAGGAACACATGAATGTGTCACGGGATGATGTGATCTTTACGAAGAAGAAATACCTCGTGCAGGGTGACGTCTTTGTGGATGACATGCAGGCTAACGTTGAGGCATGGGCACGAGCTCACCCACGAGGAATGGGTGTACTCTGGTCTCAGAATAGTGGGCAGGTTGCAGCGCCGTTCAAGTCTGACAACATTGTAGAGTTGAGAGATTGGAATAAGCTAATCCCGATGATCATCAGACACATTGAGAGCCACACGAAGACGTTGATCAACGCTGTTGACTCTCGTCGCCACAACAGAGTGTAATACACCACCTGGTGCAGTATAGTCAACACACTATGCACAATGTCGCTTGGTGTACTGACCTTCATTTTGACTCAACGAGTGTGAGTCGTATTGATTCTTTCATTAGGGAGGTTGAGTCTACGAATGCATCATCTGTCTTAATCACCGGTGACATCTCAAATGCAAAGAGGATCACTGTTGACCTTGAGTACCTTGAGACAAAGCTACAGCGACCGATCTATTTTGTGCTAGGCAATCATGACTTCTATGGGAGTTACATTGAGAACACTCGTAACGAAGTGACTGCATTGTGTCGTCGCTCTACACACCTCAAGTACTTGACATCAGTGTCACTCATCATCATAGGTTCTACGGCTATCATTGGGCATGATGGTTGGTATGATGCGCGAGCGGGGTCATACAAAGAGACCACATTCTTGATGAATGACTGGGTTCAGATCGGAGATTTTGCGACA